AAATCAGAGAGTTAGAAAGAAATCTTAGAATACCGGATGAAACTAGAACCAAGTTAATAAAACTTAGAAGAGACAGAATACAAGAGATTATGAAAAAGGGTATTCAGTTAATGAGAAGTGTGGGGATACGAAAGACTGCATGATAGTAGTTGATCAAAAGTTTACGTAAAGTTTTTGTCTAGTATCCACAGCCCGGGGAACAACTTGTCGTAGTCATTTCTTTTTTATTTTAATTAATTCTTTAAGATACCATTCGGCTTTCAATAAGTCTTCTAAACTATTCTTGTTCTTATGCCTGTATCTCCACATATACTTAATTATATTACCTTGTAAATAATACTCGTATCCATTTTCGCATGCAGATTTAATTGCATCGATACATTCCACGTTACCTTTTCTGTAATGATTAGGTTTATTAACTTTATCATTCTTCATCTAAATATTCCTCTATATCGCTGATATTATGTTGATTTATAAATATTGGAGTGTCATCGCCAACCCATGATCCCAATACATTGAAGTGAAACCATTCAACAGCAGTTTCATCATCTAATCCGTATTTGTTAATAAGTATTAATAAACATTTATCATAGTCGTATATTGCCACTTGTTTCCTACTGAACGCACTTATAGTAGTGCCAACAAAAGCATCTTCGTATCCGTCTGTTAACTTCATTTTAGTCCATGCTCCTTGTGATGACAGCTAATGCAAAGCAAGTCACATTTAGCTATTTCTTCTTTTATCTTTTCCATAGAATGGTTCTTGCCAACCAATCTAGATATATTGTTAATCTTTGTATTAGGATCTCTATGATGGAAATGTAGTATATCCGGATTATCCTTGTATCCACATACCATACATCCAATCTCTTTCTTGTAAGCACTTACTTGCAATCGTTTTTCTGCTTTACGTCTAGCATTTAATCTGTTGGTTGCTTTGTTTTTAAATCTTTCATTGGCATCATCCTTGGCTTGTTTTGAGGTTAAGTTCATTTTTAAAGAATTTTTTACTAAGAAACTTTCCAAGTCTTTATTAAAGTTACTGTAATTATCTAGTTTGTCTGCCAACTTTCTAAACTGATTTGCCATACAATTATAATTTATTTGCTTACTAACCTCGTCTTCAGAGTATTCTTCAATAGATATTATGTATCCATCTAGTCGTTTCTTTACGCCATTAACAACGCCATAAGCATTTTCTACTTTTTTATCTATTTTCATGTATGCTCTTCTTCTTCCACTATAAATTTAACTTCAAAAATTCCCTCAGTATCTTTTCCATACGTTGCATAAATTTTGTTTTTTTCCACAAAATCTACAACTAATTTTTCAACTTTAGATCGTGGTTTTACTTTATAATTTGTATCATATCCTTTATTCATCTTCTCTCTCCTTTATTTCGGCTGCCGATAAATCAGAGTGTGAAATTATTTTAAAATCATTTATATCAAAGTGGCATACCGGCTCTTGATCTTGCCAATCATCCCTATCAGATCTGCCACCTTGCTTTACCTCAAAGTCAGAAAAGAAATCTATCCATCCGGTTGCGTCTGACCAACTCACAAATAAAACTGATTTAGTTCCGGTCACGGATGCTAACCTTCTGGCTATAATTACTTTGGATAAAGATATTATATAAGTAGAAAAGTCATGTACTGAATTAAGTCTGCATTTTACTTCAGCAAAACCTAACAGCTTTTCGCTTCTATACATGACGTAATCTAACTTATAAGTTAATGGTAGCTTTGAATAAGACATATCCCATTTATCTGACATATGTCTTAAAACATTTTTTTCTTTGTCGAGGTCATCTTTCGATTCGTATTTTACCCTAGTCATAACTTTACGTAACTTTTTGACTTCGTTGTTCTTCCAACCAAGCCTTGACCTCTGCCTTGCTCCAAATGTTCTTCTCTCTTTTTTCAGATTTCAGCAATGGAAAAGGCTTTGGGAAGTTACGTTCTTCATCGTTAATTAACTTAACTATTGATTGTCTAGTTACCATAAGCATCTTTGACAAACCCTCAATAGTTATGTACTCGGCATCTTCGTTGCTTTCTTTATTAAACTTCATGCGTGGCATCATCATCTCCTTTTTCCGGAGTACCATCTTCGTTTAGTTTTACCATGACAACCATATATCTAGAGCCAACCCAATCTTTGTGCAACTGTGGTGGCACATCGTTAGGATGTATCGTTAATCTGATGTTAGTTCCGTTCTTGTCTTGCATCATTGATGTTTTGACAGCCTCAAAATTAACTCCCTCAATTTGCTTTTCTTCTTCCATTTTAATCTCCATTAGAATTTTATTTCATCAAGTTCGTCTAATGACTTAGCAACCTCTTTTGGCAAATCATCATCTTTCTTAATTGGTGGCTCGTACACATTCCCTCTTAGAGACAGAAAAGATGTACCGGTTTTCTCACTATATTTTTTCCAACCAACTATACTGAATATTGGCTTAGTAACACCATCTTTCATTTGTTTAGCTAAGTCCTCAACTACATCGTGAGATATCTCAAATTGACCGGTATAGTCCGGAGATCTTTCTGATCTTTTCTTTCTTGTCATAAATAATGTGCCACTTGGTGGGTAAGTATTTTCCATCCTATTCTCCTATTTGTTTGGATTTTATTTTATCTGCCTTTTTAATAAAGGCTGTTGATACTTCGCCAAATGCATTTGCATCCAACTCTTTCAACGTCTTCAAAGCCTCTGCATTAATATTTTTAAATCTTCGCAGAGCCTCAATATCGTCTTCCGGCATAAAGGTCATGATAACTGACTTAATAATATCAACACCCTCTTTTACCGGCACACTCTCAACTTTATCTGATTGTGCATCTTTAACATCTATAGTTTCTTCTTTAGGTGGCTCATCCTTTGGTGGATCTTCTTTATCTTCTTTAGATCCGTTGTCCATAGTACCACCTTTAATGCTATCCGGTCTTTCTTCTTTAAATGCATCAGCCTCATCTTCTGCATACACATCGCCATGAAGACCAACTAGCTTTAAGATCACTCGATCCTTTGCTCTTTTTTCAGCCATAGCATAAGGATAGCTGTTCTTATTGTTTAGTGGAGATGCCTCTCCAATAGACCATTCTGACTTGTCTCCCATATTGCCGGTGACCAACAAACTGACCACTTTCTTTTCAGAATTACATTCTAAAATACTAGGCTGACTAAATACAATTTTCTTATGTACAGCAACTTTTTCTAATGCTTTGTGTAACAGCACATAAGTACCATGACAGTTCCAACCGGCTTGTGATGGTGTCATGCCAATTTCTTTTAAGGTTTCTTTGACCTTATCCGGTACGTCATCTCTCATTTTCTAACTCTTTCTCTTTTAACTTTTCTAATAAAAATGCACCAAACTGATATCCTAATTTATAATAAGCAGAACTTTTCTTTTGCTCATAAAGTTCTTGATTAAAAAGAGCATCAAAAACACCCTCTTTAAAAAAGCCAAGATAGTTTGTACGTTTTCTCTCAAATACATCCATGATTTAATCTACAGATAATATTTCTGTTCTTGTGCTGTCGTAATGACTAGTCTTTAAAAAGTTTCTTTGGAATATAGTTTTTTTAATACCATTCTTAACTTTCTCATAAGTTATTAACTCTTGAGTTATAATGTTTCCTTTTTCTTTTGGGAAAAAACTGTCATCCAAAACTTTATTAATCTTGCACAATCCATTTGTTGGCAAGTAACACAGATCAATTCTTTCTTTCATCTTACATACCAAACATTTTTTCGACAAACTTGTCGTACTTTTTGCCAATGTAATCTAGCCATCTAAGCAAGAAAAACTTTTTTATAGGCTTACCTTTACCGGTAGCCTCTGCAATGTGATCAGCAATTAAAGATGTATCTTTTTTTCTTTCGCCAATTATTTTTGGTTTAAGTCTCACAACACCACTCCTTTTAACTTTTCTTGTTACTTTCTTTGGTTTTGTATTTGGTTCTTTCATATTATCCTCTCTTTATATTGGTTACAAAAATCAGCAACAGAACAATAGTTGCCACAACGTGTGTACTCGCCAACACGAAATTCTAATTCTAAATGTGTTTTTTTTGTATATGCTTTGTCAGTTTCATTATGCCAATCCATGTATTTGACAGCCTCTTGTTCACTATCTAAAACTCTGATGGCTCTTTTTTGACCTTTTTTCTTTACTGCCCAAGTATCATTCTTTTTCCACATCTCTTCATCAGAACATAGTGGTAATACACCATCTAAATCATAATTAATTTGAGCCTCTTGATGTAAGGCAATCCTATCACAAACGTATTTTTCTATAACATCATCATCCCAAAGGGGTATATCTACGAAAACTATAGGTGCTTTTGGATAGTCTTCTTTTCTTTCTGCATCTCTTCTATTCCAATCTCTTAGGATTGCACATATCTTTAAAGATTTAGGTCTCCATTTTTTAGACAGATGGCTCTCTTTAAATAGCCAACCATAACAATTTAATTGTTTCTCCCATTCCGGTTTGCCATAAATAACAGACCAAACAGATGTAACTTTGTAATCTACAATTGTAGCAAGACCATCTTCAATCTCTTGTCTATCTAAAGCACCGGATATAATCCAACCATTACGATCAGAGTATAATCTTTCTTCATTAATAATCTTTTGTGATGGATGTCCTATTCTTGGATATTGATTAGAATTTTCTAATACTGAGTGTACAGCAGTTCCAAATAATGCCCAAACCATGTCAACAGCATCAACCTCTATGTCTTCATTGTAGACATCTTTCATAATCCTAACTCTAGGACTATCAATCAATGATGTTATGGATATATCAGCTTTGCCTTTACTGTATTTGTCGTTTATGGCAAAGTCCACAAATGGTTGTGGCATACCAAACTTGTTGGTAATCTTCATGTCATTCTCCTATTATGCTGATATAAATATATATTAAGGTTAATTAATGTCAATAGAAATAAATAAAAGTTTTAATTTCATAGTCTATGGAGAACCGGCATCAAAGGCAAACTCTAGGAGAATAGTCAATTTTGGTAAAAAAATGGGAGTTATTAAATCTCAAAAAGCTAGAGATTATGAAAAACTATTTGCCCAACAATGTCCAACTTTAGAAAATATTATTGAAAATGACGTTAAAGTAGAGTTAATTGTATACTATGCATCTAGGAGACCGGACTTGGATGAGAGTGTTATCTTAGATTGTATGCAAGGAAAGATCTATGTTAACGACAGACAAGTCAAAGAAAAAATTGTTTATTGGGGTTTGGACAGAGACACACCACGAACTCACATCAGAGTCTCGACTTTGGAAACACGTAATCTGCCAAGCGATTTCTGATGCATATTTAGGATCACGAAAAGAAAAGTTAGACGTAGCAGAATGGATTATATCAGATGAATTTACAAACGTGTGTGACTTAGCATCTCTTAATTCTGAAAAGCTATCAAAGATGATTGAAGAGATACTTACAAGCAAATATGTTGTCGCAAGATATTTAGGAGAAAGGCTGAGAAAGGTAATTCAAAACAGAGCATGTGTGATGTAATATATATAAATATCTGTAATATGTATAATATATATATATAACCTTATGTAGAATATTTATAAATATTATCTATTGACGATTTGTAAATTTTAAAATATCTATAAGTTGTGTAGCTAGGAGATTAATATGGAGATTAAACACTCAATCAAAAGTGTTGCCTTGAAATTAGGAGATGGGCAACATAAGGCAATATGCCCATTCTGTTCCCATACAAGAAAGAAAAAAGACCAAAAAACATTGTCGCTAAAAGTTAGCAACGATGTTGTTATGTATTATTGTTGGCATTGTGGAGAAGATGGTGGGGTAAAGTTCAACGATGAAAATAAAAGAACGAGGAGACAGCCAATGGAAGAGGATAATGTTGTTCAAATAAGCACTAGAATGACTAGCAATTGGTATGATATTGAAGAGAATAATGGCAGTTTGCAATACCTATCAAGCAGAGGAATATCAAAAGAAACAGCAGACAAAGCCGGTGTAAAATTTACTAGGCAGTACATTGGATCTGTAAAAAAAGATACAACATGCTTAGTGTTTCCCTATCAAAACAAAAAGGGATTATATCAGTTTGCAAAGGTAAGATCATTTCCGGACAAAGGCTTTTCAAGTTTTGGTAAGGCATCAAAGTTTTACAATATCGACAACCTAGACAAAGAAGAAGAAATCATTATATGCGAGGGCGAAATGGATTGTCTCTCGTTTATGGAAATAGGTTTTAACAACAGCATATCGATACCTCATGGTGCTGTGATGAAAGTTGTTGATGGCAAGATAGATCCAAGAGAAGACAGTAAATTTAAATTTATTTGGAACTCAAAAGAAAAGCTAGATACGTGTAAAAAAGTAATCATAGCTATGGACAATGATCAAGCCGGTCAAGCTATGGAAGAAGAGATTGCTAGAAGAATTGGTAAAGATAAATGTTTTAAGATAATTTATCCAAAAGATTGTAAGGATGCCAATGAAGTATTAACCAAGCATGGCAAAGAAGAATTAAAAAAAGTAATAAATGATGCTATCCCTTATCCGGTTTCAGGTCTTTATGATGCGAAACATTTTTATGAAGAAGTAGATGAGATTTATGAGAATGGCATAGGTAGTGGGGTAAGCACCGGATACAAAGATGTAGACGAGTTATACACGATTGTTGAGGGGCAGTTAACAGTAGTTACCGGTCATCCATCATCCGGTAAATCTGAGTTTGTTGATCAGATAATGTTAAACATTGCTAAAGAAAAAGGATGGAAATTTGGAGTTTGTTCTTTTGAAAACGAGCCACGAATACACATAGCAAAGCTAATCAGCAAGTATATTGGTAAGCCATTTTTTAGTGGCATGACACCTAGAATTTCTACACACGATTTGGAAGTAGGTAAAAAGTTTGTGTCTGAAAACTTTTGTTTCTTGTATCAAGCTGATGGATCGCTATCCACGTTAGACAGCATATTAGAAAGATTAAAAAGTGCTGTGCTTAGATTTGGCATAAGAGGCTGTGTAATAGATCCTTATAACTACATAGCAAAAGATCTAACAACGTCAGAAACAGATTGGATATCTGATATGCTAACCAAGCTAAGAGTTTTTGCTCAAGCACATGGCATACATATTTGGTTTGTTGCCCATCCAACAAAGATGCTAAGAAGAGAAGATGGAACAGTACCACCACCAAAAGGTTATGACATAGCCGGATCTGCAAGTTTCTTTAGTAAGTCAGATGTTGGATTAACTGTTCACAGACCAAAGCCATCTGAAAGTAATGTAAGTCAAATATTTATTTGGAAATGTAGGTTCTCTTGGGTTGGTCAAATTGGAGATTGTGAAATAGAATATGATAAGATAACATCTAGGTATGTTGCTGTGTCAGAGGCATCAAGAATGTTGAAACCAAAACAAAACCAAAATACTTATAAAAATTACTATGATCCACAAGAATACAAAGACATCGATTTCTGAAAAAAGTAAAAAAAAAGAGGATGAGATAAGTGTCTACTGTGGACACCATACTGCTAAAGCAGAGTTTATAGGCAATACCAACAAGGCTAGAATTAAGATTTTGGATCAGACATGTCTTGATTGGCTACTTACGCATGAT